GGTTGCTGTGTAGCTAACCAGAGCATTCACACCTAAAGATGCAAAGCTGTATGTCCCGCCTGTTATGGATAGCGGAACAGTTGCCATAGAAAGTTCTACAGCAGTCTGAACAAACTCATCCGTAGCAATCAAAGTGCTGTTGTCAATGGGAGGCTGAGTAACTGCCGTTATGCCGTTTGGCAGAGCAGTGACCGAGACAAGGTTTTTGCTGGCGTCCGTAGCTACCAATTCCGAAGCCGTTAAGCCTTGAACATTAAGTCCAGTTAGCTTCAAACTTCCTGCAAAGGAACCTTGAGCACCCGTGCCCACGCCAATCAAACCTGCTGATATACGAGATAGACTCGTGTCAGCCGTGCCGACTGTCGGCCCGTCCCATGGAATGACTTGAGTCTCAGTCAAATCTCCCGTCAAACCTGCCCACGCAATTGCTGCGGGCGTCGCCCACGCAGGCTGTCCGCCAGCGACGGTGAGCACCTGGCCGGTGCTGCCGATGGGAAGGCGCAGAGGACCGAGCGACGCATCTTCATAGATAATGTCGCCGTGGGTTGTCATCGTGGAGAGCGGAATGTATAGCGCAGCCGCAAGCGCCTCTGCCCCCGCAACTGCTGTCTCCACAAATGCGTCTGTTGCAATCTTGGTACTGGTATCCCCCGCCAGCTGTGTTGTGGCGGTCGTGCCGTTCGCCAGAGCCCCAGATGTCAAGTCACTTACGGAAGGCTGCGTCTGTGTGAATACTCCGGTCGTGGCGTTGTAAGACGCCAGCCACTCGTGCGCGACCGCAGCAGTGGTTGCCGGGAAAACAAGAGCTGCAATAGCAGAATTTGTGTAGCCCTCAGCGGTGGAGAGTGCTGCCGCTGCCGCCCCAGCAGCATCCGCACCAACATTGGCTGCGGTAAGAACAACAACGCCCGTTTTTCCGTTTACTGACTGGACGTCTCCACCCGATATAATCAAGGATTCAATCTTGGCATCGAGTATCTCGAAGTTAGCATCAAGGAGCTCACCAGCAGAGGCATCCTCGCGCCACGTTGTTCCTAGTGGTGCAAACAATGACAGGCCGAGGTAAGGTGTGAACTCGCTCGCCGGATATCCGTTCTCATTCGCCATTTGCGTCTGCCTTAAGTTTCTGAAGTACGGCTTCGACTGCCGATTTTAAGCCAGGGTGCCTTCGCCCGGCGTTTCTTGCCAAGGCAGCCATCCACGCTGCCTGCCACTTGGCATTCGCTATTCGCAAATTGCGAATGGCATCTGCTAGTTCAACATCTCCGATTACTGTGACATCCCCTCTTTCACCCTTCGGACCTTGTGGCCCCTGCGGGCCGGGCACACTGTCACCCTTCGGTCCAGTCAAGCCGGGCTCGCCACGTTCGCCTTTGGGACCCATAAAGCCCCGGTCGCCCTTTTGCCCGACGTCTCCCCGGTCGCCCTTCGGTCCGGACGGCCCTGTAGGGCCAGGAATCCCCTGTAAGCCCTGAACGCCCTGGTCGCCCTTCGGACCCGGAACACCCTGCGGTCCGACAACCGAATCACCCTTCGGGCCGGTATCACCCTGCGGTCCGGGTATCCCCTGCCGTCCCTCTCGCCCGCGCTCGCCCTGGTCACCCTTAAATCCTCGCTCGCCCTGCGGCCCTGTTGCCCCAGGTTCGCCCTTTTCTCCTCGGTGGCCCGGTAACCCCACCCCCGTTGCTCCTCGCTCGCCCTGGTCACCTTTCGGCCCTGTTGGGCCTGGTGGGCCGGGCTTACCATCGACACTATCCCTCCCGTTACCGCCGTCACGGCCTGCCGGTCCTGGCGTGCCTACCGGTCCGGGGTCACCCTTATCGCCATGCCGCCCCTGCGCACCATCCCTGCCATTGACGCCTGGCGGTCCTTGAACCCCAGGTACACCTCTGTCACCCTTTGGGCCTGGTATTCCTGCCGGGCCATTTAGTAGGCAATGAAACTCATTCAGAATCTCGGCCTTGTAGGTCGAATGCATGCTATTTAGCAACTTGCGGAGTTCTGTTACCTCATTCTCCAGCATTGATAACCGCTGAGGTCCGCCGTATTTGTTGTTCAGAACAGCCATCGCTTGACACCTTTTTTACGCTGCTGCAAGAGCTGCTATCGCCGTACATAGGTAACCACCACCCGTGCAAACTGGCTGGCATGGCGTCCCTGAAAACACAGTCCACCATCCACCAAGATTAGATGGGATGTGATTCGAACCAGTGTATCCTGCGAGGTAGTAGGCGCCTTCATAATAAACAACTTGACCAGCAGCAAAAGTAGTTACATCATCCCACGTCGCGACAGTTGTTTCTGGTGTTCCGTCAAAAATTGCATACGCCATAGAGATCGCAAGCTCCGTTCCAGAAACCTCGTCAGAAAAGCTAAAGCCGACCGGAGCAAGAGTTGCATCACCGAGTGTTGTGGTTCCTCCTGACACGCCGTAAGCAACAACGATGACATTTCCAACACTAGGTGTCAGCGCTGTTGCAAAAGCAGGAGACGATCCACCGCTATCATCGTATGCCACTAACGGAGATGCGCTCATGCCGCCCCACGCCTGGACAGCGATGCCGCTATAATAGCCAGAGCCGGAGGTGTTCGTGAATGTGTGTGTGGAACTCGTCTTCGGATTAGCACAATAGTAAAGCAATGCACCTCCCTGCGTAGCAGGAGAGATAAGTGTCCAGTCGTTGTTTTCACTGTCTGTAATAGTAGTGTCATTGCCGGTAAAGTTTTCGCTGTTTGCAGCAATGATGACGAAGTTTGCACCGACTGTATTGATTGCGGATGTCGTCTGCGAAGCAGCGTATCCTGTAGCAGGCACAGATATTGCGTGTGCAAGTAGTGATGGGCCGCTCGGTGGCGGAACCGGAATCGGAGGCGTGACCGACGATGGATTACCAATGGTTTGTGGGTACTCCGAATCGTTAGCATATTCCGTGCGCAGTTCATAGCAATCGGATGGCAGAGTGCCATAACCAATCATGTAGAAAAGCTGCGTCTGAAACTCAGTAAAGGTCATTGCTCGACCGTTTGCAGCTTGAAATGCCGCGAGCACCTCGATTACTGATTGAGGAACTTCACTCGTGAAGTAGAGTACCTGAACTGTTGGCTGCGACATGTTTTACCCCAAGTCATTCTGGGGCAGGTTGAGCCCCGGTATTTGCTGCCGTGAATCGTTAATTTCTGTGCATGACAGACAAAGCATCTTATTGCGCTCGTCCGGATTCATCACAGACGTAACTTGAAATTGACGCCCCTGGAACAGAACCTGCATGGCTGCGGTCACGCCTGTGTAAGGCGGTGCAACGCCGAGGTTCTTCCATGTCACGCCCGTGCTCGGGTCGCCATCCTCGGTGAATATCCCCTCAATCGTGCTCCAGTCCGGAGCGACCGAACCTGATGTGCCAGGACCCTGCACCTGCTGTAGGTATCCATTGGAATCCTTGCACAACATTCCTGCGGTGTAATTGAAATCCGCCTGCCAGCTCGGTGCTGCACCGATGTACCGGATGAGAATCTGATGCGTAACCATCGATGCCTGGGATTCCATGACCAGCGTCTCACGGCCCGACAACGCCTCGACCGAAGCCCAGACGTTCGCATACAGAACATCTACCGACCAATTGATACCACCCGTGGAGTCCTGAATCGGACTGACTTGGACGATGTCAATACGGTGGCGAAGTTTGCCAGCTTGAAAGCGACCTGATCTCCAGTTCAAAGCCATAAACTTAATCTCCCCATCTCCAGCCGCACACACAAACCAAGAGCTCACGGAGATGCGTCTTCCACAACTCCCGCTTGCAGCGAGGACAAAGACGGACCCACATCTAATTAGCCCCGCGTGGGTTGAAAATCCAGAACCCGCATTGACCAGAGAAGCATCTTCACATGCTGTGGCAGTTCATTCCAGCTACCGGGCATCTGAGCTTCACGATTTTCATACCATCCAGCCATGAGCTGATACATGGCCACGATGACCCGCTGGGGCACCGGCTGCGACCCAGCACCCTGGGCAAGCTCACCGTCGACAATATCCGGGTCAGTCGCTGTTGAGCCGAAGCCTGCCGTGAAACGAATGCGCACGGCGTTCGGAACGTAAAGACAAGCTGGCCACATCACTCCCGGCATCGGGAAGATGCGTGCGGGCTCCCATGCGTTGTCCAGCAGGAAGTCCTCATCCTGCACCAGCGTCTGGTTGTTACCGTCCGTATCCGTGTAATCAATTCCTTGAACCGCGATGCAAGGCGGTTTATAGAGCTTGATCATCTGCGAATAATTCCACAGTGTCGTGGAGTACATCGGCAGAGAGTAATAGCTGGGCGGATACGCCATCTGGCTCATCACAGTGTCCGTGTAATACGGGAATGAGTCCAGAGTCTGAATGTAACTCTTAATAGCGAAGCTCCGATTGCAGAACGCCTCCGCCACTTCGCGGGCTGCGATGATCAAGCCACCGATAAGGGCGTCGTCATCCGTGATGCTCACACGCAGGAAGTTCTTCGCCTGCGGTAGGCTTATAAGTTCTGCTGCTGGCTGTTGCTGTACAAAAAGTCCCGCCATGATGTTACTCCTTGCTTCGGGGCATCCGAACGTACTTCAGGACAGCCCTCTCTGCTCTCGGTTCACAAACTGCCATCTCGACCCCAATGCAAGCTGCCGGGCCGCCCTGCTCCTCAGCGTGCAGAATCGCTTGTTCGGTTTCTGGATAGGCCGTAGCCTCTCCTCGCAGAATCATCCCGCGTCCGACGTAGTCAACCACCTCAACAACGCCCCAGCGCTTTGATCGCACTAACATAGTCCGCCCCTACTCTCCGTTCTCTGTGACGCGCCTCTTGCGGCGACAATACACGCAGGTGCCGTCTTCGAAAAGGACGCCCTGGCCGCAGGTGCATACCAGAAGGGCGTTCAGTTCATCCGCATCGATTTCGATTTCATTCAGATGCGCAAAGAGCTCGTCACCCTTATCCCACCTCATGAAGTCGTCTGACTTAGGCATCGGGTCGCATCTTTCTCAGAAGCCGCTGCTCAGGCTTCACAGAGACACCTCTTCACGGTGTCTGATCTCTGTGACGGGCGGACGAAGGAAAGGCCCGGAAGGCTTGTATTCCCTCCGGGCCGATTTCTTTACCTGTGCCGAGCAGCACCTTAGCTGTGTTGAACGAGGTACGAAATAGGATGAGTCCCAGCATCCACTAGCCTGCTGTCAATACGAGAGAAGCCGACGTAGGCAACTTCGCCGTAGTCTGCAAATCTCTCATCCAACCTGGCAATCGACAAGTCACGCACCTTACGGGCGATGAACTTGTTGAACATGCCGAACAACACGGTCGTCGCCGAGGGGGCGATTTGCGCGATGCTCTGGTTGATGACGTAGGGATAACCGAGGATGGTATCCGGGGCGTTGTCCTTCGGAGAAGGAACCCAGAAAGGACGACCGAACTTGTCGAGACGTTGTTTCAAGCTCGACAGGGTCTGATCGTGGAACATCCACTTTGCACCCTTACGGTAGGTCGGGTCGACGCTGTGCTCAACGGCAACCATGTCGTCCCAGCCGATGCTGTTCGCACCAGTCAGGCCAGTATTGACATCCTGAGTTCCCGCACCGGAAGCGGTAACGGGGGTCACGTTGGATGCGACGACTGCGGGTACCAACCCGAAAGGAGCGTTGGAGCCGCTGCCTTGTGTCAGGTAGTACTCATAGCCACGACCCAAGCGGACCGCGAAAGCCTCTTTCAAGAAAGCTTCCAGCGAGAACGCGGAGTCTTGCATCAGTTCCAAAGACACGCGCACCAGGCCGGTTGAGCCTTTGTATGCGCCGAACACAATCTGACCAGCCAGCACGTTGCCGGGGTTAGCGAGAGGAGCCGCTGCGCCCTGCGTCGGATAGTTGGGGGTTGTGCCGTTGTCGATGATCTGCGTGGTTTCGGACAACAGTGTCCAGGCTTCGTTCGTATCGTTGCTGGTCGGATAGGGCAACACGTTACCGGTTGCAGTTTCCATGATTCGAATGGTCGAACCATCCAACAGCGGGGCGAAGTACTTGGTGGCCACTTCGATGTCGTACACGAAGCCAGCCGGAACGAAATATCCGCCCAGGTTGCCTTCAGAATACGTGATGCTCTGCGTGCCAGCTTGCTGGTCGCGTTTTTCAACCGCATGGCGCTGTTCGGGCGTCATTGCACTGCGGTTGCCGTTCGCTTCGCGGACGAGCTTCTGTGCTCGCTCACAATAGTCGATAACAGCCGGGCTGACTCCGCCGCCGATGCACTTCGGGCCGTTCGGACGTCCATACTGCAGAACGTCGAAGTAGGCCTGCTTGTACTCTTCGGCTTTGATAACAGCTGCGCTGCGCTGCTCGTTATCGGGTGGGAGAGCGCCGTTTTTGGCAGCCAGTTCCGCTGCCATCTTGTCGGCACGCTCGATATTGGCGAGGTCCTCGGTCATGGTGTCGATGTCCGCAAACATCGTTTTCACCTGAGCGCGGGTCTCCGCCGTCTGAGGGGCGTTCATGAGAACGACGGCATCGGCATGAACCTTTGCACGCTTCTCAAGCAATTCCTGTTTCTTACTCACGATAATTCTCCTGCCCTCGATTAGGGCTTGTTTTTGAACAAAGTTGTCTGGATTGTTTACAGCGGGAGTTGCCCGACAACCTTGGCCCTCGGGCAGGGCACCGTATACTACTCTCAGGCTGTCCGAGTTGTGTGACGGGTATGAGGACTCTTGACTTTTCACTAACTATTTTATAAACTGTTATGTTATCACGCACATACTGTTCATTTACGCCTACAGAAACAAAACCTCTGGGAAATATGTTTATGTCGGCAGCACTCGCTAACTGGTTTGTTGGCGGGCACACGAAGCCTGATTTTGAACGGGTAACGTGCATCAC